AGGACAAGTTACAATACTATTGGTGGAGTTCACCTTAATAACGGCATTCCATTCCGCAAGAATTACGCTGGCATTGGATTCACATACGATGAGGCGCGAGATGCCTTCATTCCTCCAAAGCCATTCCCATCTTGGATTCTTAACGAACAAAGCTGTATTTGGACTGCACCAGTAGAAAAGCCGATTGGCAATTATACTTGGGACGAAAATGAGTTAAACTGGAAAGAGGTAACAAATGACGCTAACTGAAATCGCTCAATACGCTGGTGAGAAGATCGGAAAGACCGATGCCGATACGCTTACCTTCTTGCAGAAATCGGCCAGCCTGAACTACAGGCGGGTATGGAACTTTGCGCCTTGGCGTGAGACTGTTACCACATCTACCTACGCTGTTACCGCTGGTAGCAGAACAGTAACCCTTGGCTCAAATGTAGAGAACCCGCTTTCGGTTGCTTACAATAACTCTGAGTTACAAGCGATGGATCTTTCAACCATCGTAAGTCAAAACTCTTCTTTGCTCGATAACTCAAGCACTGGCACGCCTGTATTCTTCTACTTCAAGGGTCGTAACACTAGCGGTACAGCAGAGTTGGATATTTACCCAATCTTAGAGACTACCAGCACAAACACGCTTTTAGTTGTGGAGAAGTTGCAATGCCTAACTAGAACCAACTTTGTCGTTGACTTCCCTCCCTCTGCCAGCGCAATTGCTGATGAGCTTCGCTTGCCACATGTTAGCCACGTTGTTCTTGCCCTAACCCACGCCGATGCCTTAGAGCGTGAACGTCAGTATGGTAAGTCACAGATCGTTACGCAGGCCGCTAACGCTGACCTCGCTGCAATGGCTAACTATGAACTCTCTCAGGTTGGTGGAATGAAACAGATTACACCAATCAGCCTAGGCGATCTCTCCATCGAAGAGATAATTTAACTACCATGCCATACTTTGTTGACGCAACGGACGATGTCCTGACGTTCGATGGCATTAGGAGTTTTACAGGTGGGCAGGCCAGTGGCCTGCAATCTGACTTACTAGCTGAGAACCAAGTACAGCAGTTACAAAACATGACCCTTTCTCCAAAGGGCAATCTTGAAACTCGGGTTGGTACAACAAACTTTTGCACTACTGCCACCAGCGCGGTTGGTTCTGTGGGTGGTATGCGTTACTACGAGACATCTGCCAACGAGCAATTGCTGACAGTAACCAACGGAAGATTCTTCAGCATTGAAACAAATGGAACTTCTACCATGCATCCAATTGATGCTACTTGGAGCCAATCAACAAGCGCATGGAGCTCTTACGCACAGCAATGGGCTAATGGTTATTCAATCAACAGCGCAACTGAAGTCTCGATGGCTCAGTTTAATGACAAGATGTACTTAGCTGATGCAGACGGAGACCTTCATTTCTGGAATGGTAGCATCATTACTAGGCAAGGTGGAAAGGTTCGCGCCGTAACAATTACAACCGCAGGAAGCGGATACACAAGCGCAACCGCAATTGCTTCTGGACCTAATTTGGGTGGCGCAGTGCCAACCTTTATTACAACAGTTGCTGGTGGAGCAGTGACAGGCGTGACTGTTGTTGATGGTGGATCTGGTTATTCAGCCAATCCAACAATCACAATTGTAGGCAATGGATCTGGTGCAACTGCTACAGCTACTGCCAGCCCCCCACCACAAGGCTTGAGGCTTTTGATTAACACAGAGAATAGGTTGTTTGCAGTTGGTTCTGCATCTAACCGAAACACGCTTTACGCCTCGGACATATTAGATCCTTCCGTATGGGATGCGACCAATAGCATCGTTGTCAACGGCGATGATGGTGACGAGATAACTGCAATCGTTCCGTACTACAAGAATAGGATCATTGTATTTAAGAAGCGCAGAGTATTCCAGGTGGACGTACCAAGCGATGCAGTAACAGCAGCCGATTGGGTTGTTTCGATTATATCCAACAATACAGGGTGCGTTGCTACTGGTACTGCGGTTCAAGTAAGTAGCGACATATTGTTCTTGTCGGACAATGGCATTAGGTCGCTGGTGCGGTCAGTAGCGGATGACTTTAGCTCAGTTGGAATACCAATTTCAGAGATAGTTAAGGATGTTATCCAAAGCATCAACACGCAGGCTATCGCGGTATCTACTGCTATGTATTACGACAATAGATACTTCCTGTCTATACCTACTGAGGCAAATGATACCAATGACACTCTACTGGTGTACAACACTGCGTTAGGCGTATTTGAGGGAACCTGGACTTTGAAAGCAATGCAGTTTGCTTTGACCAATTTCAACGCTGAAGGTTCTAGGTTGATGCTGAAAAACACAACAGGAATTATTAGTAAGTACGCTGGGTTTAAGAGTCCCGCTGGAACAACTTCTTCTGATTACGTTGATTCAGGAACAGCCTATGAGTCATTTGTAAGGACTAAAGATTTTAATTTTAATGATCCTTTTTCGCTCAAATATGGCAGCCATTTCGAGGTCATCTTTGACAACTCATTCTCCAATGATGCCAACATCTTTATTCAGCGTGACGTTGACGTTGGGGATGTTAGCGTTGTTCCCAACATAGACATTGCAAGTTCAACCTTAACCCTGCCATTCACCTTGCCATCCGTCTTGCCATCCTCGGTTAAGAAGAGGCTTGCCAGCGACCTTCGTAAGTACGAGAAATGGCGTTTAATCAATATCAAGATTTCTAGTTCAGCAAACAAGATGGCTATCCGCCAGATTGTGGCAGCGGCCAACCCAGACACTATCGAGATCCAGAAGACCATATGAACGCTATGGAGTATGTTGAGCTATCTGGCGTGCCAGAGTCTCGCTGGCCTATCTTTAGGGAATGGTTTAGCTGGTACAACCAGCGCGGCATGGTTGGGGTTGCCAAGGATGGCGATGAAATAGTAGGAGTAGCTGTTGCCAGGATAATCAATGGATCAGAAGAACCTACCCATTACCTACATAGACCAGAAGGAGATACTGCTTTTGTTGACTTGACTGTTACCTCCACTGATGGTAGAAGTACTGCTCGTAGCCGAAGGGCTATGCAATGCCTGCTGACTATCCTTTGGGATAGGTTTGGCCCCCGCAGGAGCCTAATCTTCAAACGCAATGGAGTTCAAAAAAAGTACGATTATATGAAATTTATGCAGAAAGCTTTGGCTTAATATGGGAGGATCACCATCCATTCCAGAACCACCGCCCCCGCCCGATCCGATGAAGGCGGCGCAGGCCAATGCGCTATTTTACCGATCCTCGCTTGAAACATACATTGAGAAGTCTCCTGACATTGCTGCGCTTGAGAATGCCCTTCGCATCAAGTATATGCCAGAACAACGCCAACTGGAGCGTCAACTTACCTCTGCCGATCAGCTTGCCCAGGTTCAATCTGGTTTACAACTTGAGCGTCAATATGGTGGTCAGCGCACTATGGAAGGATTGCGTAGGCAGTATGAGTTTAGTCCACAAGCCTATTCCTTGAACCGCGCCCTAGGTAATCAACTTACGGCGCAATTTGCCAGAACCTATGGTCAGTCGCCACAAGCCTCGGTTGAGCCTCAAGTTGCAATGGGTGCTGGGGTTGCTCCAGTTGATTATGGTGCTGGAGTTTCACCATCTATCGGTGCGCCACAATACACAACCAATATCGAAGAGTTGCTGAAGCGCAACGAAGAAGCCAAGAAGATTACGACCAAGAAGTACCAGGCTGGGGAGATTTAATATGGCAGTTTTAAGCAGAGAAGATTTTTACGACAAAGAGTACGCTCCAAATGCAAACTGGAATACATTGTTTTATAATGGCTCTAGGCATTTCCAGTCCGCAAATCCTCCATCAGATTACAAAAGTTTTTTAGCTGGAAAATCTACATACAACGGAAGTTGGGATAGCGGCCCTAGAACATACGAAACAACTGCCGCCGATAAAAGCGGAATGCTTCGTGACTTTGATAATTTGTACTCGGACTACAAAGAAAAAGCATCTGAAGATCAACAGAAACAAAGCCTAGCTGATGTCCAAAGCCAAGAAAACACTCGCAACTCTCTTGCGTCACAAATTCAAGCCCTAACAGGTGGAGTAAGAACAGGCAATCAGGGTTCCGCTCAACCATCAAACCAGCCTCCAGGTAATCTTTCGGCTGATGCAAACTTTGGAACATCCGATCTTTCTTCCAAACTCAACTTCCAGGTTTCCGATCAAGACATCATAAGCGATTACAATAATACAAGACTCGGTAGGTTGAATAGAATTTCTGAGGATGGAAGCTCGCAGATTGCTGGGATCAATAGCAGGATTGAAGCAGCACAAAGTTTATATGACCAGTTTCCATCTGGTGACCCTAGGCGTGCATCAGCCAAGGTATCAATAGACCAACTTAAATCAGACTTAGCCAGCGTTCAGAATGCAGTTGCAAAAGCAAGCCAACAGATTGCAGATTTTAAGCCTATAACATCCGATGACAGTGAGGGCTTAAAACAGATAACATCATTCCGCGAGTTTGCTAAATTACCAGAAGAACGTGCTGGGGATCAGCTACGCCAGATTGATCCAGATGCGTACAGAAGTGCGGTTGGTCTTGGCCGTCAATATCGCCAGATGGCAACTGAGCCACTAGGCGCGACTACTACTGCACAGACTGAAGACCTTCGCAATACGCTTGAACAAGAGGCGTTGAACCAGCTTCGCTTAGGTTCGACCATTGGCGCGGAAGAACGCCGTGGCTACGAACAAGCCATCCGTGGGGCGCAGACTGCTAGGGGCAATATCTTTGGCCTTGGACCAGC